CTAGTACCACTAGGGAGGTGTGTTTGGTTTGCTATAATGATAGCTAGCCTTATGCTCCGTTAGGAGCTTAGTAAGGCTAGCATGATGTGAGCGACATATAGCCTTATAGTGCGGTGTTACCATACACAATAGGGAGCTGGTAAGGTACTAGCTTAGGTTGTCCTGCTCGACCTCACAACTATATGTTAAGCTATCGGCTCGTATAGATTATATCATGATTACTAAAGCTATGCAAACACAAAATAGCAAACAACCTAAAATAACAACCAACCATACAGCTTGTTTAAATTTCTGCTCCTGCTTCTGTTTCTTTAAATAGTTATTGTAAATCTCTTGTACTTCTTTGTCTTTGTTCATAATTAAGCTCATTTATTTCAATGTAAATTTAGTACCCTCTAATACGATACCACCCTTAACGTGTCTAGGCAATAGCTTACCGTCACTTTTAAACCCTATATGGAAGTTATCCCATGTTACTTTACTTTTAACTTGTGTAGGCATTCCAGCACACTTAACATTGAGCATAACGTGTACACCGTCTACAATGTAGTATAATGGATCATTATGTCCTTTATCCTCATTGTACTCTTGTTGGTGTTTTTCGTAATCTTCTTTACTGATTGGTATTTCTTCTATATAAGTCTTTTGTCTAATAAATCTAGCACGTCTAAAGGTACTTTCCTGTTTCCAATAACCTAGCTTGTTATCATCTACTATATGAGCTATTTCTTTTGGTATCTCTGTACCTCTTAAATGTATGCTATCCGTGTCACAATAAAGGATACGGTCGTAACAGGATTGAGCTGTACGTATTGTTAAATCTCTAGCCCATGATGTTATAAATACACCCATAGGAGTAAATACAGGGTCACGATATTCCTCGTCTATAACCTCTTTTTCTTCACCGTCAACCTCTATAATTTTAGTAGGGAATTTATACGATACCTTACCGTTTTTTAAGTATGGTATCTTACCTGTTATTTTAGGATTGGTCGCAAACTTACCATATAAGCTGTTTAGCATTAGTTTAGCGAGTTGTTTCATAGCACCCTTGTTATTGATCTTAACTTGTGTCCATTTATTAATGTAGGACTTAAATACACCTTTACACATTTGAAACTTGAAACCGTCTATATATGTTAGATTATAAACGTCATAGTGTTCTAATATTAAAGCTAGGTCAACATTAGTAACACGCATTATAACCAACTCGTCACCGCTTTCTTTCAAATATTCATTAGGCATAAAAGCAAGATTGTTTTTAAGCTGTATACAAGGTATATGATTAGGTTTTAACTTAAATTGACACTCTATACGTTGTATATAAAGCGGATATCTTTCGTCTTGTTCATATTTACCTTTGTAGTATACTGGTCTACCGTATGGTAATGGTTTATCATACATAACACTGGGGTATAAGCTGTTTACATCAAATACGATACCCTCACCTATGTCTTGACCTGCTATTTTATCATTACACCAAGTAAAACCACCTCTATACGCTTTGCGTATATCTTCATCACTATCTAATGATAATATAGGAAAATTGACATCAAACTGTTTCTTTGTGATAATGTTCTTAAAATCTGCTAGGGCGTCACTTCCAATAGTCATGTGTGTTAGCCCTTGATTTAGCTGTATATCAAGAGCTAGGGCTACTATCTTAACGTCATTAGATAAGTAGTCTTTTTCTTCATCTGTAAGCTCGTGGTCTACTTCTCTTGTAGAGTGATAATCTATTTTTAACTTACTGATAGGTAGGTTAAAATCTTTAGCTATCTTTGATACTGAAAAAGGTAGCTTTTTTAAACTGTCATATATGGTAGCTTTGATTAGTTTTTTACCATTAACTTTATAAATAATTTCTAGCATATACCATTGTCCTACGCCACTTATAAGTGTTCTAAAGCTGTTAGGTTGTGGGTCTACGGTGTGTTCATAATAATGTGTAAGTAACCAATGCACAATAAACTCACCGTCAAACTTTAAATTATGGAAATAACATACAGGAGTTTCCTCCTGTAGCCATTCCATAAATGTATCAAGCGAAGTACCATATATTATATTTTCTATATTACCTATTTCACATGCCGACCAAGCCCATACCCTACAATCGTTAGGGTCTGTAGTAGTTTCAAAGTCACAACTAAACTTTTTCATATTGTAGCTCCTCACTTTCTTGTAGTAACTGGTCTGTAAGAGGGTTTTTAATACCAAACACATTTTCAAGGTCTTTAAGATGTTGGTACTTTTCAAAGTCACTATACACATAATCTATAGTAGCTATGTTTTCTGTAAAATACTTTTCCATAAATTTTTTGTTACTCATTCTTTTAACCTTATTATATAGTCTGTACCCCTCACTATCTTTATCGTTACCAAACTGGTTCTTAATAGCTTTAAGGAAGTTTTGTTTATAGATACGGTTCTTTTTATTTAACCAATTAGGGTCACTACGGTTAGCTAAGTATCTTAATCTAGCTTGTAAGTCGTTCATAGTTTTGAATTGGTTAAGGTTAAATTTACCTTTATCTTTGAGTGTCGCTATCCTATCATCACCCATAAACCAAAAGCTATTTTTAATACTGTACCCTAGTTTCTGCCCTCTATCTGTAGCTTCTAAGGTTTCTAGTTTCTTTAATAACTTTTGATTATCCTTGTTAATAATATCTTGCTGCTTCTTTGCTTGATTGTATGTTTCACGTGAAACAACAAGCCCAGCGTCATTTTTAACGTATCTAAAGTTAGACCTATCTGTAAATGTTTTAAGTGACTTTACATATTGATTAAATTGCTTACGTGTTGCAAAGTCCTCAATCTTTGCGTACTCTATTGGTACGTCTACACCAAATAGTTTATTTAGTCGTCTTTTTTTACGCCTGGAACTTGTGTTTAATTGTTTGATTAATTGTCTATCTTTAGAGCTAATCCTAATCTTACTTGTTCTAGGCATTCATACCTTACCCCTCTTTCTGTTTCAATAAGAAACCCTTTTATATTTATCTTATTGTATAGGGTAATGTCTGCTAATAATTCTGTATCTTCTAAAGTGCAACCATAGTTATATTTTATATCACTTAATAATAACTCACGATTATAAAGATACTTTTTCTTGAATAAATTTAATCTATATAAACTACTGAAATAAAAAGTGAACCCATGTAATTTTAATTTATACGGACTTTCACTAAGTATCGTATATACTCCTCGTCTTGTTACACTCATAATAAATTAAAGGAGGTACTTGTATACCTCCTTACCTCCTTACCTCCTTACCTCTTTACCTCTTTTACTCAACTAATTCTAGGGTTAAGAACTTAAAGCCTTTACGACCTTTCTTTTGTCCTACTACTAGTTTTAAAGGCTCGTCTTTCCAGCTAGGCATACCTACGATTGGAAAGATACGCTTGATAGATTGTAACACACCGTTACTAATACATTGGTAAGTTTCACCTTTAACATCAACAAATACCATACGTGGTGCTTGGATAACCTCACCTGTATTATCGTCAACCATTTCTACATAGTGACACACAACATCCGTAATCTCTAATTGTTTACCGATAAAGTCCGCTAATGAATGTGTAGGGTTACTAATAGTATTATAAATTTTTGCTTTACTAGCTCTTGTACCATCATCTACTAATGATGTGAACATTGCGTCAGTGTTTGATAACTCTCTTTTAATGTCTAAAGCTCCACTGTTATTAAGTGCAATTTCATTTTTAATATTTTCCATGATTATTCGTTTCCTCCATTTTCTTCCATTTCTTCATCTTCTGTAACTTCACTTGCATATTTGATAAAATCTTCTAATGTCATGAAGTATGTCTTTGTTTCAGTGCTAACACCTGTTACCGCTACTTGTTTTCCTTTGTGTTCTTTTCTAGCTAACACGTTAGCACGCTCCATAGACACATCACCTAACGTAATGATGGGAGGTAAGTCCTTTGACGTAATGTTACCGTCTGTAACTAAAATCTCTTTGACCTCTATAGTCGTGTGTTTCACTTCTTTAAAAATGTTTCTTCTTGCCGTAATTTAATGACCTCCTTTTCTAATGTAGCTCCTAGATTGCTTACCAGTTTCGCTGTTAAATATCTTCTTTCAATATAAATAAGCTATTTCTAAGGCGGTGCGAATGGTGAGTGATTACCTCCGCAAATACATAATATCATATCTATTACACATTTGCAAGCATTTTTTATAATGAATGTCATTATTGAATTTGTTATACTTTTAGTGTAAAGGAGGTAAGCGCATGACACGTGAGGAATTTAAAGCCTTGTGTGCCTCTTTACTTGAAACCCACACAGACAGGGGGCAGGTATCAACCCTGTTAGCTCAAATTGAGGACGGTTTTAATGAACAGGTAGCACAAGCAGAAAATTTAACAAGTGAGCGAGATAAGCTCAAAGCTGATAATGACAGCTTAACACAGGCTAATTCTAAACTATTCTTAGAGCGTGGGGTTATTATTGATGATAAAGGTACTAACCAACATGAAGATACAGAGGACTTAACTGTAGATGATTTATTGAAAGGAATGGAGGTATAAACATGGCAAAGTTTACAACCAATGATATTACTAGTGCTATGTCACAGGCAACAGGTAAAGACGTAGACGGTTTAGCTATCGCACAGGCTATTTATAACAGTGCTTCACCACAATTAAAAAGTGCTATTCCAGCTCCTAGAGTTGGTAATGCTGTAGAAATCGGTCAAGGTTTATTACAGTATCCGGATACTCTAGCTAGTGAATGGGTAACACTTGCTACTCGTATTGGTAGAGTTATCGCCCATGATAAAATGCTTACTAATAAGTTAGCAGACTTTAAGAGAGGTCCAATGCCTCAAGGGTATACGATTGATGAGTATTATGTAGATGTATGCGAGGAGCATGAGTTTAACCCAGCACTTGCAGAAACTAACCAATTTAAAAGAGAGTTACCAAACGTAAAAACATTGTTCCATACAGTTAATAGAAAATCATTTTATAAACAAACTATTGAAGATGATGTATTACGTTCTTACTTTGTTGATTGGAGCGGACAGGAGCGTATGATTGCGTCTATTGTTAATGCCCTATATAAGAGTGATAACAAAGACGATTATAATTATATGAAACGTGTACTTACAGAATACTATGATAAAGGATACATGAGAGTAGTACCAGTTACTAAGGTAACTAATGAAGAAAGTGCTAGAGCGTTAGCTATTGCTATTACTACTTATGCAGGTTACTTAACAGAGCCTACAGCAGAATATAACGCTATGGGTGTTACTACTCAAAGCGAAATGGAAGATTTATATATCGTGGTTACATCACCAGTAAATGCACAATTAAATATTAACTGGTTAGCCCAAACATTTCAGTTAGATATTGCTAGCTTTAAAGCTCATATCTTACTTATCCCTACTTTACCTAGTGTTACTAACGGTGAGATACAAGCTATGGTAATTGACAGAGATTTATATATGGTATTAGACCAATTATATAAAGTAACTGTTAAGTACAATGGTGAGGGGTTATACTGGAACTACTGGTTACATCATTGGGAGGTATTAAGTGCGTCACGTTTCGCTAATGCGATTGCATTTGTAGCAGGTGATGTAGCTAAAGTTACTGGGGTTATCGTAAGTCCAGCTATTGGAGCTGTACGTAAAGGCGATACAATACAATTAACAGCACAAGTAAACACAACATCAAGCGATATTGATACTACTGTTACATGGGCTGTAGCTGGTGGAGTTAATGATACTAAAGTTGATGAAAACGGTTTATTAACTGTAGCAGAAACAGAAACAGCAACAGAATTGACTGTAACAGCAACAAGCACAGCTTTAACAAGTGTTAAGGGTACTAGCACTGTTGCCGTATTACCAGCGGTAGAGGTTTAGCCTTGTGGCTGACCCAATTCTATTAACAGCATTAACACCACAAACGGAGGTGCGTCTATTAAGTGATGTACCTCTTGATAATAATTACCAACATCAATTATACTTTACAAGTCAATCCGCACAGACTACTTACTTTCAAGGTAAGACGGCTAGAAGATTTACAGACTTTAAGTATCTTAGAAAAGATAGAGCTATACGCGTACCTATTAATGTAGAGAAGTTATATAACTGTAATTATGTAATGTATAGAAACTCTAACTTTAGTAATAAGTGGTTTTATGCTTTTATAACAGATTTATATTATGTAGCCCAAGACGCTACAGATATAGTAATTGAAACAGATTGCTACCAAACGTGGCTATTTGACATCAATATAAAACCTAGCTTTGTAGAGCGTGAACACCGCCCCTTATGGAATAGTGACGGTACACCAGTTATAAACACTATCGAGGAGGGTTTAAACTATGGTAATGAATATCGTGTAACACAATCAACAAACAAAAACTTTTACGGTAAAACTGGCTTTATGTTATTAGCTTGTAAGGATTATATACACAAGTTACCAAGTGGTGTAGTATCACCTTCTACAAGTGTTATTGGTGGCGTACCAACTTCTTTATTTTATTATCTTGTACCATTTGATAAAGAGGATATAGGATATAGTTATAGCTACAATGGTTTTTCCTTAATGCACTTTAGGGAGTTTTATCATAAACTTACTACAAATGAGAGCTTGACAGGTAAATGCGTAAGTATTAGCTTTCCAGACTTTGTACCACTTATCGATAGCGTTAATAATGATACTGGTAATATTACAGGTAGAGGAATAAACATATATAACTTAGCTGATGATATAGGGCTTACTGGTAGTATTATGATGATTGGTGATAGTACAACCTTTGCAGAGAAAACATTAGCATATGGTAATAAATATACAGGCTTTCCTAGTTATAGTGAGAGTAAGATGTTAATGTATCCATATAGTTACACTTTAATTACTGATTTTAAAGGTCATGAATTTATAGTTAAAAATGAGTACGTTAATCAACGTAACCTAGATTTAGTGGCTAAAGGTTGTATTAATGCAACTAATAAAACAGCTTACTACGTAAAAGGTTATCAAGGTACTAACAATATACGTAACGGTATTATCAATGACGCAGACGAAAGTATGGCTATAGTAGATGATTACACAGCTAGCTATATGCAATCAAACCGCAATAGTCTTATTGTTGGTACAGCTACTAACTTAGCAGGTAGTGTAATGTCACTAGCTGGTAGTGTAGCGACAGGTAATATACTTGGAGTAGCTGGTAGTATAGGTAGCGGTATAGGTATTATAGCTGGGTTAATGGCGAAGTATAAGGATATTGATAACGTACCTAGTAATTTAAGGTCGCAAGGTAATAATGCTTTATTTGACATTGGTAATGATTATGTAGGAGTATGGGCTATTAAGTTTACAACTACACAAGAGTATGCAAACAAGTTACAAGGTTTTTGGAAAATGTTTGGATATAAGGTAAATGAGGTAAAAGTACCTAACTTATATACAAGGCAATCATGGAATTATGTTAAAACCGTAGACATCACAATAGAGGGTGATGTTATCGAAAGTGATCTAAACCGCATTAAGAAAATGTTTAATGACGGTGTTACGCTATGGCATGGTGATTACGTTGGTGATTACAGTAGAAGTAACAACCCTATATAGGAGGTGAAAGCATGAGTAAAAGACGTAGAGGACGTAACAGCGTAGGAAAAAATGTAAGTCCGTTAGAGCTGGCTCAAATGCAAAATGCAGAAACATTTGATATATACTATAGCTATTTATGTAATTTAGCTGTAAGTATGTTTGAATGGGAAGGGTTACCTCCTAGCGTTGACCAGCGTTATTTAGAAATAATGCTAATGTACGAGGGTTACGTATGCTTTGTGAAAGATAAGACACTAGGGTACATTGTTACACAAGTAGCTTTAGGAGGTCAAATAAATCACTATTTAATGCCTACCCAGTACCACGCTAACGCTCCACAATTACACAGAACTTATACTATTAAAAATAGCGTGCTTATTCTTAACAATGATTTAATGATACCTACTTCATGGTATTTAAGAATGTACGCAGAAGATTTACAAATATGTAAGCGTACTATAGATGTCAACTTATCCGCACAAATGACACCTATTACAATTATTACAGATGATAACAAAAGGCTTACATGGGAAAATGCTTATAAACAAATAGAGCAAGGTGTACCAGTTATTATAGCAGGTAAAAACCTTACACTAGATGATATTAAGGTGTTGAAAACTGACGCTCCTTTTGTAGCTGATAAAGTACAGTTACAAAAACATCAATTATGGCGTGAGGTTATGACTTTACTAGGAATTGACAACGCTAATATGGATAAAAAAGAGCGTGTACAAAGTGCGGAGGTATTGGCTAATAATGGTCAAGTTATGGCAAGTCGTTATATTTGGTTAAAAGCTAGACAAGACGCTTGCAAAAAAATTAATGCAATGTATCCTGACCTTAACGTAAGCGTAAAGTTTAGAGATGTTAGGGTGGATATGTTTGGTGAAGAAATAGGAGGTAATGAAAATGGCTAGGTATACAATGGAACTATCACAAATAGTAAATAGCTTTACTTATGGTGATTGGTCTTTAAACACAGACAAACGAATAGCAAAAGCATTACCTTTTATATTTGACTTTGATTACCCTATTTTTGATGAAAATTACCGTTTAACTTTGGAAACACGTTTTATACAACATTTCTATTTTAGAGAAATAGGACAAGAAACTTACGCACGCTGGAAGTTTCAGTTACAGGAATATATGCAAAGACGTATGCCTTACTGGAATAAAATGTTTAAAACATTACCTTTTGAGGATATTGATAATCCTACTTGGAATACAGACGTTTATGAGGAGTATACAAAAAAGACCGAAAATAGTGCAACGTCTAAAGCTAATGTGGAAGCTACCAGCAAGAGTACAGGAGTTACAGCCGGTACAGCTAATCACATTAAAGAAGATACCCCTATGGGTAGACTATCCGCTAGTGATGATTACGCTAGTGAGATTGACACAGATACTAATAAGGTTAATACAACTGGCACAGGTACACAAACAAGCACAGACAGCTCACAAGCTGATAGTGACGGACTAGAAACATATGACTATCATAGATATGGTAACATTGGTGTACAAACATTAGCAGAGGTATTACAAGGTACTAGAAAAGCATATATAACTGTTGAAGACTTGATGTTTCAAGAAATGGACGAGTTATTTATGCAGTTATATTAAGGAGGATAAATAAATGATAAGAGAAGTTAAACCATTACCATCATTTAAACCTATAGAGTGCTTTGAAAATAGCGGTTGTGGCTATATTCCTACAGTTTTCAATAAAGGAATGGATATATATCAAGCATTATGTTACTTAGAATATTATGTATTATGTACTTATAAATCAATGAATGAATTGATAGCAGATTGGAACGCTTTACAAAAGTGGATTGATACAGAACTAGAGGGATATGCTAAAGAACAACTAACGATATGGCTTGAAGACGGTACATTATTTAATATGTTTAAACCATATGTTGATAAAATGATAGCTGATAAAAAAGATAAAATAACAGAATATAAAGAAAGTAAAAATAATGCCTATGTTGTTAATGATGTGATTGATTGTGCTTTATCCTATTATTATAATAATGATAAGTTGTTTTATGGTAATCAAACTGCACTTAACGATACAATAGCAAGTGATGGTACTAAATTAGCGATTGATTGTAGTACATTAGTATGTTTAGTTTTAAATGGTGTTAAATATGAAACATCTCGGTATACTTTAGGAGGTACAAAATATAACAATATAAGTGATTATGAATATGCAACAAACATATATGACAATGGAAGTTCACAGTTTAGACGATACGCTAATATGATAGGTGAATATTTCTATAATATGGGGATGGCATATTATCATAATGATAACTTTACTAATCTAAGAGCAGGTGATTTAATGTTTTGGAAAGGTGAACATACGGAGGGTTCATTTATGGATATTACCCATGTTGGAATATTCTTAAACTTAACAAGTGATGAACGAGTTAGATATATTGACGCTAATGCAGGGCGTGAAAATGTTGTATCATTAAGTAGTAATTTAATAAATGATACTTTTAGAGAAACTATTGTATTGTGTGCTAGACCCGATTATAACGCAACTAATTATATTATAGGTCAAAACATTGTAAACGGTCTACAAAAACATACTATTAAAAATGTTGCAGGCATTAAATATAATACATTATCACCATTAAAAAGAGGGTTTTATACTGTTTTAATCAAGGGAAATGGTGACGCTCCTAGTGTTTCAAGTAACAATATGTCATTAGCAACCCATTATCTAGGAAACAATTTATATATTGCTTATTTAAGATTAGAAAATATTAGCAACAACACATTAACTATATATGTTAGTAATAACACTAAAACATTCAATTTAGAATGGGTTACAATGTACAGACGTTTTATAGAAAGTCCATACCCTTTTTATGTAGCTCCTACAATAAAAGGAAATAGGGGTAAGGTTAAATTAGATAGTGATAAATTAATTACCGCAAACCCAACTCAATATGTATTAATACATATGGATAGTATAGTTGGTAATAATATTAGTGGTGTATATCACCTTTCAAATGACGGTTGTATTACTGTTGATGAGGCAGGGCAATATATTGTCAATGTGGGCATTTCCACTAATACATTTAACTCTTTTGCTAACTATCGACTAGTTACATTTGAACAAGGAGGAACAACACCAACATTATTATCAAATAATAATATTATTGGTGTAGATAAACATAGTGTATATAGTAGAATGACGATAGGCTGTAGTCTTAATGCAGGTCAAAGAATAGGTTTACAAATAAATAATACAACAGATATAAATTTATTAAGTAATTCGTTTAATACTTATATCGAAGTTATAAAAATTTAGGAGGATAAAATGAACTGGAAAACAAATTTTGATACACTCGTAGGAGTATGTGGCGGTATCGTCACATACTTACTAGGAGGGTGGGATATAGCTATGATCACATTAGCTGTATTTATGGTTTTAGATTATATTACAGGTATGATAGCTAGCTGGATAACTAAAAAGTGGAACAGCGAAACAGGAGCTATCGGACTTGTTAAAAAAGGTACAATTATACTACTTATTGTGTTAGGTGTTTTCTTAGATAGGCTTATTGGTGATAATTATATATTTAGAAATGTAATAGCTATGTTTTATATAGCAAATGAGGGGCTTAGTGTCATTGAAAATTGCGGTCGTATTGGTCTACCTGTTCCAAAGCGTTTACTTAACGCCTTTGAACAGTTACGAGAAGATAACGACACAAACAACACAATTAACACAACCGAGTAATAACATGGCATGGATAAGTAGGGCAAGCGGTTTAACGCAAGCAGAAATGGAAAACAACGCTAACATAGTAATAAACACACTAAGAACTTGGGGCTATGATGATAGAACAATAGCAGGGATATTAGGAAATATGCAAAATGAAAGTAGTATCAATCCTGAACGTATAGAGGCAGGCGGTGGAGGTGGCTATGGTCTAGTACAATGGACGCCCCAAAGCGTGCTTATCAATCATTGTAATACGTTGGGTTTATCACCGTATACAAGTGGTGATGTTCAACTAAAAGTAATAAACCAAGAGCTAGGTAAGGATAGTAGAGTAAATGAGTGGTACAGCGGACAGGCGTTTATTGATAACTATAAACCTAGTGGGGCTACTGATGATATGGTAGGTAAGACAGGTAACGACTTTATAAATAATACTATGGGTTGGTCACCTAGTAAACTTGCTATAATGTTTATGACCTGTTACGAAAGACCAAACTATGACCCTAGCGTAAACCATGTAAAGGCTAGAAAACGTGACGCTAATACATGGTATGAGTACATGGGTGGAGTTGTACCACCAACCCCTAGCGGAGGTAATGGAGGTGTACTATTTCTTGATGCATGGGGCGGTAGTTTATTGATACCAAAGAAAAGATATTTAAAGGAGGTTATATGAAAGTATATGGTTTAGATTTAAGTACACATAACGGAGAGCTTGACTTTCAAGCTATTAAAAATGCTGGTAATGACTTTGTCATTTTAAGAGCTGGTTATGGTAGTGCTATGTCACAAAAGGATAAAAGGTTTGAAAGTTACTACAAACAGGCTAAAGCTGTAGGTCTTAAAGTAGGAGCATATTTATATAGCTATGCTATGACAGTCTCACAAGGAACAGACGAGGCAAAAGTATTTTATGAATGGTTAAAAGGTAAGACGTTTGAGTATCCTGTATTTATTGATATGGAGGACGCAGACGGTTACAAGAAAAATAAAGGAATGCCTAGCAACGCTACGCTATCCGCTATTTGTGATAACTTTTGTAAATACATGGAATGCAAGGGATATTATGTAGGTATTTATGCGAGTGAAAGTTGGTTTTATAATCAATTAAAAGAAGTAGTTAAAAGTGGTAAATATGATTTATGGGTAGCTAACTGGGGTACTAACAACGGTGCTTTACAATCTGATAAATCAAACACATATAAGCTACATCAATTTACAAGTATGTATAAATTAAACGGTAAAAGGTTTGATCGTAACGTATGTTATTTTGATTATCCTACCTTGATTAAATCAAAAGGCTTTAACGGTTATAAAGCTGGTAGTGTTGAAGATGATAAACAAGCTGAAACACCAAAACCGAACCCTACACCAACTAATAAGTATAAAGTAGGTGATACGGTTACTTATGATACTATCTATGTATCTAGTACAAGCACAGTACCATTAAAACCATTGTATACAAGTAGTAAAATTACTAAAGTACATGAGGGAGCTAGAAACCCATACCAATTAGGAGGTATTGGCTTTATCAATGATGATTGTATCAAAGGTAATACAAATGTTAATAAAACAATCACTAAAGGTGACAAGGTTAAAGTTACTAAAGCTATTAACTATGATAATGGTAAGTCATTCACATTATACTATGATACGTATGATGTTATTGAGGTAAAAGGTAATAGGGCTGTTATTGGTATTGGTAATACTGTAACAAGTGCTATTGATATTAAATATTTGAAAGAGGTGTAATATTATGGCTAAGTGGTACAATCCTAGCGATATGGATAGCTATGGTAAGACTTTAAACTTTATTATTGGTGGTCGTGGGATAGGTAAGACATATAGCATGAAAAGACGTTGTATAAAGCGTTTCTTGCGTAGTGGTAAACAGTTTATATATCTTAGACGCTATCAAAGCGAGTTAAAGAAAATACATCAATTCTTTGATGATATAGCCCTAGAATTTCCTAAACTAAAGCTAATGGTTAAAGGAGGAAAGGACGGAGCTAGATTTTATATCAATGATAAGCTAGCTGGCTGGGCTGTACCACTTTCTAGCTATGGTAAAGAGAAATCAACACCATACCCTAATGTTGACACGATTATATTTGATGAGTTTCTACTAGAGAAAGGTATGACACACTACTTACCTAATGAGGTTGGAAGTTTCCTAAACTTCATGCATACCGTAGACCGTAAAAGAGGTGTTACAAGAGCTTTCTTACTTGCTAATGCTGTTACTATAGTAAACCCTTATTTCCTTTACTGGGAAATACAACCAAATATAGAAAAACGTTATAATACCTTTCCTAATAGGCGTAACACACGTCATATAATTGTAGAGATACCTAACGATAGTGAGTTTTATAATGATGAAGAATTAACACCATTTGAGGAGCTTATAACTGATACTAATTACGGTGATTACGCTATTAAAAATACATTTATTAACGATAATGACACATTTATTAACAAGCGTAGTAAAGAAGCAAAGTTTATGTTTGCTATCTACTATAAGGAGCGTACTCTAGGTATATGGGTTGACTATGAAAAAGGTTATATGTATACAAGTTATGAATTTGACCCTAACACAAGATATTTATATAGTTTGTCTACTGTAGACCACCGTCCTAATATGCTTTTAATGGCTAACTGGAAAAGTGACCATTATTTAAAGAAGTTAGTTAAAGCCTTTAAATTTGGCTACTTATGCTTTGATAACCAAGTGATTAAAAACATGATGTATGAAGTGTTTAAAATAATGTCAATTTAATTGTTGACTTTGAAAAAATCCTTTTATAATAGTAAATGTAAAGGAGGTACTAGCCTATGTTATTTGATAAACATACTAGCACGCAAGTAATGGGCGTGGCGGTTGCAGACAAACAAACCATAGAATTTATTACAAATGTATTATACAATGCTTTAGAGGTTGGAACAGCTATCCTAGATAAAATCAATGAGGAGCAACAGATAGGTATTGAGTTTAGTCTTAAATTGCTTACTATGGTTACTACTCTTGATAAATTCCATGACATACTATACAGTAATGAAAGTAATTATAGTGTAGAAGTTAATGACATTAAAAATGTTATACTTGCTTGTCATTTAGTAATTGAGTGGGTTATTGATTACCCAAAAGAAGTACATGAACTATTAAACAAATTACTTATAATCACAAAAGAATAGAACAACCAAACACACCTCCCTAGTGGTACTAG